TCAATGTTAGAAGCTGAGATAATATTGCTTCCTATATTATTCTGTCGGGCATTTAGTAATATTCCTCGCGGTTGCATAACACCAAACCCAATACTTCCGTCATAGGCTACCGTAAGGACTTCCCTATTCAAATTAGAAGCCGAGATAATATTGCCACCTATATTATTCTGTCGGGCATTTAGTAATACTCCTTGTGGTCGCGTAACACCAAAACCTATGCTACCGTCATAGGCTACTGTAAGCACTTCGCGGTCAATGTTAGAAGCTGAGATAATATTGCTACCTATATTATTCTGTCGTGCATTTAGCAATATTCCTCGTGGTTGCGTAACACCAAAACCTATGCTACCATCATAGGCTACTGTAAGCACTTCTCTATCCAAATTAGATGCTGAGATAATATTTTGATTTATGTTATTCTGTCGTGCATTTAGCAATACTCCTCGTGGTTGCATAACACCAAACCCTATGCTACCATCATAGGCGACTGTTAAGACTTCTCTATCTAAATTAGATGCTGAGATAATATTGGTATATTCATTATTTTGTCTGATATTAAATAGAGCACTTTGTGGCTCTGACACGCCTAATCCCACGCTTCCGTCATAGGCGACTGTCATAACTTCGCGTTCCAAATTAGCAACCTGTATAATATTTTGGTTATGTTTTTGGAATACTGATAATGAAGGAATATTTCCTTCGCCTTCAATATATAAATTACAGTTAATAAACAAATCTGCATATAAATCAAGATTATATGTATTATTTAATAGTTCAGATTTATGTAATATTAAAATATCATTAATTACATTGGAAGATAAATAATCTTTTACATAAAAGAACTTATAATCAATATGATTATTGCTAGCATAAGAATTAATTTCAAGACCATTTGAACCCAAAGAATTAAAATGAATATTACTTGAGTTTATCTCGTATTCTTTATAATAATTTTTGTTAAGTATTTCAATTAAATTATTGCCATTAACATCATATATATTCCCGTCTATTCTTAAATTGCCTTTAGTATCTAATCCACCATTAATAGACATATTTCCAAGATTATCAATTTTGAGGGGGACAAATTGCTTGTTCGTGGAATTAGCATATTTTATTTCAAATACTCCATCATAGCTGTATATTTCGTGTCCTTCAAAAACACTATCGTTTTTCTCAACATCATTTATCAAAGAGATATGTGGTTTATAATTTTTATAGTTATAGTTGCGAATACCTATGTTGATATCTTCTAAATTATAATTGCAATAGTTATTAAAATATTCTTCTATAACTATGGTTTTATTTATGGGATTACCCAAAATATCAAAGGTATCTTGGAAAACATTTGAACTAAATTTCTGGATAACCATATTTCTTTGCGTAGCATTGGCATTATTGTTAATAGAATAGTTGGATGTTCTAAATATTATATTATTATTTTGAATATTAGAAGTTATATCAAGATATGCCGTGCTTAATTCAAATAGCTCTTCAAATATAATATTGGAAGTTACAATATTTAAATGATTAGTATGAACGGAATAAAATACACCATCATATGCTATGTTATAATTGTATTTCAAAACATTTGTAGTATATGTATTTAAATATATGTTGGAATATTCTAAAAACTTTAGATTGAGATTAATAGCATTTTGATGATAATCCATATAGGTATGTTCTATTACATTTTCAAGGGCATTAAAAGGCTGATTGGCTGTTCCAAGAGTTGTTGTTATATAGTTGCTGATATTAAAAAAGTTGCTATTATCAATTATTTTAATATTTGAACTAACACTAATAGCTATATTGCACGATATGTGGTCAGATATAATATATCTATTTATATATTCATAGTTGAATAATATATTACTATCATAGACATTGAATACGGCACTATCATTGACGGCAAGCATTTTTTCTGAAATATCGCTTGGTTTAATATCGTCGTTGCTACTGTAAAATATACCTTGTGGTACCAAGGAAAAATTGTTTTCCTTGAATAAATCATATTTATCTTTGACACTATCGGTTTCTATATCAAATGTTTGGTTATTAAGGGGCATATAATTAATATCTAAATTGCTGAAAAAATACGGATAATTGATATTAGAATGAACTGTAATATATGATAGATTTCTTGATATTAGATTATTTGTTTTGAATATGAAGCCATCGTCTTGTAGATTATTAGAAGTGATAACGTTATTATTAGCATCTATTGCCGGCAACTCTGTTATAGCCTGTTTATAAAAACTGAAATATGTCTTAGAATCATTTGACCAATTAGATGACAATATATCAAATAGCACTTTGTCATAATCTATTTTAACTGTACTATTAAACATATATTCATAGCTATATCTGCTCGTAATTGCCATAGGGACGGTATCATAATCGCTTTTAATTACAAGTGTCTGATTTATGTTAGATGCAAAGTCTTCGTTGAATCCGTATCGGGCTCCTCTGCGTTTATCTCCGTTATATTGGAAGGCATCAATAGTGAATACATTTGTCATAACAGGTTCGTTATTTAGATCATCAACGGTTGCCGAAGAGACATCAATAGTAAATTTGTGATTGTTATGAAGATCACCGCCTGATATAGTGTGATAAATATTTTTTCCCTCGGAGTTCAATAAATTGATAGAAGCCGGATATTTATTGTTGGTAATTTGAAGACCGTATTTTTCATTTCCATCAATGTGAAAAAGGATATTTGAACTCTTGTCTGTCCCGAGACCCAAGTGAGCAATAGTACTATTGGCATCGCCGTTATCACTGACTCTATTAACAAATCGCAAAAAGTTTTTATATGAATCATTGTTATAAACGTTAAAATCAAGATAAGTGTTACTATTATTATTACCCACACTCATTTGAATGGCATTTCTGATATTATTTTGCTTATCAATGGAATCATCTACTAATTGAAGATTACTGTTGTAAATAGCCAATTCTATCATAGAATAGCAAATATTGCTCTTAGAATAAGTAATAAACTTCGTTACCGGATTATCATCATTCATATTTTTAATTATTACAGGAATCTTCTCATTTTCCACAGGGTCAATTATAACATTTTCTTTGGGTCTCAAAATATCAATTGACATTGCAATTTTATTTGTAGATGCCGAATATCCTGTGTCAATACCATTACCTGATATATAATTGATATATCTGTCTACTCTTTTTAAATTAGAGGATAATGCTTTCATAGTAAAATTAAAATTGCATCCATCGTTATCTAAAATATTAACATTCCCGTGAACATTTAGGTCGCCGTATATTGTCATAGCAGATTTATCTTCATAGGATACCTTAGGGTTATTAACATCTATGTGATATTTTGACTTTATCGGATCATAATAAAACGACATACCATATGAAGTGGGTTCAATTGTTTTATCAGTGTATCCAATTTGCAAAGGGCCGATGCGCATATAATCTCTGGCGTCAAGGTCATTATATTTATGATTTTTATAAATGAACCACTTCTCTTTATTTCTGTCTTGATTAATATCTCTGTCATACTCGCAGATATCAATACCACTATAATCTGCGTTATTAAAAAGACCGCCACCACGAACACCTCTATAGATGCGTATAGTTGAATAATTATAATCGTTGGTGTATAAGTTTCTAACTTGAAGAGGCGCCACATTAGCTTCGCCGTTCCAGCCTATGGATATATTCTTGTTAGTGTAAAAACTGTCAGCCGAACTCGCTTTTTGTAGGGTTTCTAATAATATGTTATTTTGATAATATAAATCGGCGTTAATACCTTTTTTAACATTGAGGCCTCTCATATCCGAAGCGAATGATATAAGCTCGTTATAATTTATGCAAAACTTATCAGTTGATGTATCATATAAATTGAAAAAGTTTTTGCCATTATTATAAACAAAGTTCTTGGTCCTTTTAAAATTGTTATCTTGTGATACATAATAATCGTTAGCTGCTATATTACCCGCAATATCAAGTGCAAAAAGATTATCGGGATTCAATTTGTTTATACCTACCTTGCCATTTAATAAAGATAGCGTTGGTGGGGTATTTTTAATATTTGGAAGAAACCTGTTAGAAGTCAATATAGATATATCACTTGAAGGATAAAAATATATGTTGTTATTTTTCCCAGGTACCTTGTTCGTGTTAAATATCAAGCTGTTGTCGTTATAATCAAGTCGCGAGAGTCTTCCAATATTTGCGACGTATGTCTTGTTTTCTATGGTATTTTTTAGTAATATGTCAAAATTATTGCTCGTCGTTCTATCATTCTTGATAATATTTAGGACACCATCAAAACCGTCAGTATCTGTCAGACCAATTCCTAATTTATTAGGAAAATTAACATTACAGTTAGCATCTAGAGAAGCAATATTGCTGCTAACATAAACAAATAAATAGTTGTTACCATCTACTACGCTTTTTTCAAAGTTCCCTGTAAAAGTATCAGTTGTATTGAGAGGTGTGATGCGCTTATTATTGATGAAAAGGTCGTTATTTATATTGAGGTTATTGATATTAATATTTTGGACATTATTAAAATTAACGTCATCATTAAATTCTACGGTTCCTTCAAATACCGAATGTTCGTTGACCTTTAAATATTCTGTTGTTAAATTACATCCTACAATCGCGTTATTAGCGATATTAGCATCGCCTGCGTTTAATAGCTTTGAGACAGATAGATTATTATTAAATCTGTATAGAGAATCTGTAAAATCTCCGCCATTTATTTGAGTCGCGTTGAGAACCCCGACGCCTGTTCCGCGGATATATATATCATCAAGATGTTTATAGGTATTTGTTTGGTAATCGTGCAATAATATGTCATCAAATGTAGATAGTCCTTTTACTTCTAATTTAGATTTACCGATTTTTTCAACGGTAGTTGTGCTATTATTTTCAAAAACCCTTTTATTATAATTTTTTTGCGAAGTGTTATTTGTACCGATACCTATATTATTATTTGCATCAATTGTCATAGCAGGGGCATTATTAGAGTTGTATATAGGTAATGCTCTCGTTCCATAGGCTGAATTAATACTCTCAGAAGAAGTGCTGATGTGAAATTCAAGCGGAACTCCTTGTGTTGTAGAAATAATAGCAGGAGATATATTGCTTCCACCAATCATACCAATACACATTCTTGAAGGTTCTTCGGCATTATTAGTATCGTTTCTTATAGAAATATGCATACTGCTGAATTTATTGTTAGGAGTGGTGACAATGTTTAGCGGATGTGTATTTTTAAATGTATCAATATGGCCTCCGAAGGTAACGAAGTTTGGAGTATATACATTTTTAACATCATAATTGATATTATAGAGGTTGTTATAATTTGTAATGTAGCCTGTTTGGAAAGGCTGAGACACCACAAGATCGTTGGTTTTAACGATAAACTCCTTAATTAAATCGCTTGTTATAGTTGTTGTATTGTCAATTCTGATATTATTAAGCTCTAACCCGGCTGCTTTAATAATACCTGAACAATGAATGTTTTTATCTACGTATAGCGAAGTATCCAGAGTTAAACTTTCGCGCGCAAGGTTTCTTGAGGCATTTACGGAAGTACCTTGGCTATTAACAAGAAGAGACCATTTAGTATTTGAAGTATCGCCGGGAATATATGTTTTCTCTCCTACGGCCAAAAATTCATCTTTATTTAAATCTAAACTATTGATATTTCTTGCTTCACTTTCGCTGTCCAATTGAAACCCGATAGCAACCGAATCTATTTGGATTAGGGGGGCTGTTATATCATTAGCTAGATAACTCATTTATTATCTTATTCTATTTAAAAGAAAAATACATTTAATATTTATATATATAAAAATTGATATAATCATATTTTGAGAAATAGATATAACCAAGATATATAAATAAAACTAAGATGAAAAGAATTGATAATATCCATAATAAAACAATGGATATTGATGTTGAAAATCAACCATATAATTCAAAAAACATTCTGATAAGCGATGAGGACTTATATAAATTGCTGAGTAGCAATGGTTTGCCTGATTTAGAAATAAAGAACATCAATTTATATCGTATTGCATTCGTTCATAAATCTTATTGTACTATGAAAAATATTGATTTTGAGAAAAGTAATGCAAATTGTCCGTGTGATTGTCTTCCTCTTCAAGATATGTCTTATGAGCGGCTTGAATTTTTAGGGGACTCTTTGCTTGGAATGATTGTAACGAATTATTTATATAATAGATTTCCAGACCAAAACGAGGGGTTCTTATCTAAAATTAGGACGAAGATAGTAAATGGAAAGATGTTGGGGTATTTGTCGGATAAAATAGGATTACCGAAGTTTGCCATTATATCTAAGCAGGTTGAAGAATCCGGTGGAAGGAATAACTATAAAATTATGGAGGATATATTTGAGGCATTTTTAGGGGCACTCTATTTGGATTTCCAGACAGATGCTGACAATATTATTATTCCCAATATTAATATAAATCCTTCTTCAGGAGCGGGATATTTCGTTGTAGAATCTTGGATAATATATATTATAGAGAATTACATAGACTTTTGCGAACTCATTAGAATTAAAAACAATTACAAGGATATGCTGGTATCTCATATGCTTCATTCTTTACAGGATGTACCACAATTTAAAGAGCTTAATGTAACCGTAAAAGATAATGTTAGGATATTTACATATTGTATCAAAGACAAGAATGGGAGCATTATTTCTACGGCTACTGGAAATACTAAAAAAGAAGCGGAGAACAATGCATCTAAAGAGGCTCTTATATACTATAAAGTTAGTATCCAAGAATATAATTCGCATATTTAGGAATATTTAAGAGATATGTGCGATATTTGGATATATAATATATAATATTATATATTTAAAAATGAGTACTAAGAGTACTAGTATAGCGAGTGAGGCGAGTATTGAGAATATTAATATTACACATTTAGTTTTATCGGGGGGTGGTATGCGTGGTGTTATATTTGTGGGTGCTCTTAGATACTTATATTTAAATAATATGCATAAGAATATAAAACATATTGCAGGGTGTTCAATAGGTTCTTTAATAGGTTTTATGTTTGCCCTTAAATTAACTATTTATGAGATGGAAGAGGTATTATATAATTGTATGAAAGATAATGAGTTATGTTTTTTATCTATTAAAAAGTACATAAGATTAATTACAGAACTTGGTTTATTTGATACAGAAGTAATGATTAAGCATTTAAAAATTATAGTAAAGAGGAAATATGCAGATAGGTGCAATGGTATGAAGGATACGAAGGATACGGAAGAGCCCGATGAGTATAATGCCGATGATATATCAGATACTATTACATTCTCGCAATTATCTAAAATTTTCGGAGTAAATATGTATATATCTTGTACGAATATAAATACTTGTGAAAATGAGATTTTTTCTATTGAGAAAACGCCCGATGTCTGTGTATATAAGGCTTGTTGCGCCTCAATGTCTATACCATTATTGTTTAAGCCGATAAATATAGGAGATTATCATTATTATGACGGGGGATTAACTAACAATTTTCCTATAAAAATATTTGCCGATGTGCCACGAGAGAATATAATAGGTATGCTTTTGTATAAAGATAATGAAAATACAGAGCATATTCCTGTAAAAACTATAAATTTTATATATATTGTAAAGCAGTTGATGACGATATTAAATATTCTAAGAGTAAAAGAGGTTTTATTAAAGCAGATTCAAGATAGCAAATATACTAATTATTATCGCCCTCAAAATCTCGTTTTAAAAAGCGGAATGAATATAATATTCGCGAGGAAGGGAATGCGATTACATATAACTAAAAAGGAGATTGACGAAATGGTATTTGTCGGCTTTGAAACAATGACTGAATATATTGACGAATTATCTGCAAAATATACAGCTGATGCTAATGCGCGCATTGATGCGATTAGTCTTTGATTAATATTTTTTTATTGATGTAATAGGGGTTTTTATTAATAACCGTGGCATTTGCAGGTAATTTGGTGATAAATATTTTGTCGGGGGCTTTTAATAATATTGGCAGAATTGTATCAATAGTTAATTTTTCTAAATATATGCTATTATTTTCATAGCTACTACTATAGCTGCCACTTCCGCTACTTGAACGACGACTATTATTAATAGCTTTTCTAAATGTTTTGACATATTCGCCGATTTCATCAGATGGCAGATTGTTATCTATAGATATCCAGGATCGCGGTTCTATCTTTTTATTTCTAAAAGCATTTATCAATCTTTTATAGTCATCGTCAATAAGGGATTTTTTGACAGATTTGATTTTTTCGGCAAAACCGAAATCATAAATATACATAACGTATTCGCAGGATTTTAGATAATAATTTTTACCATAAATATTATAGTGATGATAGCTATTTTTGGTAACATTATAATTCATATGATATAGAAAATTTCCCCAATGACAATCGCCGTGAATAAATCCGAGATGATGAAATGTAGATATAGATAACATTATTTGGATAAATACATTATATAACACGCTGTTATTTTTGAGGAACATTTTACTATTACAGAGCTGTTTCAAATCGCCTCGGGCGAGCTCATTTAATAAAATATAGTATTTCTTATTTAGAACGATATCTGGTAAGTTTTTATTGGATATTTTGTCGCAGATAATAACTTTGTAAGTTAGAATGAAATGTCTTGATATCATATTTTTAATAACTTTATCGGTTATTTTCAAGTTAATCTGTGCTTCAAACAGATTAACGCGGTTATTAATCATAATTTTTGAAGCAATAGGATATTTGCCGAATTCATTTTTAATAGATGCTATATAAATATACCCGTATTTGCTAATAGAACCGAACTTTTTTGTAAGAAATACCTTATTATTGATATTGTATCCGCGAACATCTTCATTTTTTTTAGAATTGATAGAGTATTCTTTTAGACACTGTTTATTATTTATATCTTTTAATTTGTTCGTTATATGCTTATAATAGAATATTCTTTTGTCTATATTATATTTGAGCGTTTTATCCTTAAAATATTTAAGTAATGCATCGGGAACTTTAATATCTATTTCTTTACTGTTATTCATATCAATATATTTGTTATTAATTGTATTTGAGAAATGGCTATATGCGGACATATTTTTAGTGTTAAATAAATGGGATTCTGCCATTATCTTATATATCTTCTATTTATAAAGCAATATTCTAATATAATATTATAATAGATTTAATGAATAACAAAGAAGAAAAGAGGGGCAGAGCTGAGCCGTATATATTTATAATAGATTTGGATGGAACTATAATAGGTGATTGTAATTATCAATGTGATTTGTATAATATTATTGAATTGGTAAAAAAATATAAGATGAAGGGGTTAAATAAATATACGGCGCTATGTAATAAATATTTGAATGAAAGTTATTCTGAGAAATCTCTATTAGTGAGACCGCATTTTTTCACATTTATTAATGCTATGAAAAAGCTGTATCCATCAAGCTATTTTTATATTTATACGGCTTCTGAGAAAAAATGGGCGAATAAAGAGATAGCTATAATAGAGAAGCATAATAATTTTAAGTTTGACAGGCCACTATTAACGCGCGATAATTGTATTATGGATAAATACGGGAATATAAAGAAATCCATTGCCAAGATACTACCTTTAATTAGCAAGACCATAAAGATACCAACTAATTATGATATTGGCAAGAGATTATTAATAATAGATAATAATCCGACATTTATAGATTATACAGATAATTTGTTGATATGTCCCTCGTATAATTATATGAAATTTTATGATTTGCGACAGACTTTGCCTAACTATAATAAATGCGAGGAGTTGAAAAGCTATATTAGCAGATTAATAAGAGAACAGAGACTTAGTAAGATATCAAAGAGGTCTGAAAACTTAGAGAAGACATACAAATGGCTATATAAAAAATGTAAGAAAATTAATAAATACAATTCTAAATATGAGGGAGATACATTTTGGAAGGACCTTTCCGTGCTTATAAAGCATTACACTATTACTTCATATAGCCCTAAAATAATAACCGAAATCCAAAAAACTATCACAAAAAAATAGAATCCTAAGCATAGACCTAAAATGTATCTAAAATGTTATGACAAGTTAGCAAATAAGGATATGATGATATAATAATGATATTAGAATTATGATATATGTTAGTTTTGATATCGGGGTTAAGAATCTTGCCTTATGTATATTAAGAAAGACTGAGATATTGGAGATATTGGAATGGCGTATCATAGAATTGGCTTCGTCTAAGAAGGAGATTAAAGGGATTGATGATATATCTGAAAGAATATATATTGAGATGGATAATATTATTGGTGGGTTAAAAAATACGGGCATTAATATGATAGATTATGTATTGATAGAGAATCAGCCTTCTAATTTAAACGGCATTATGAAAACTATCCAGCATATAATCTACGGTTATTTTAGTTTAATTAAATATTGGGACAAGGAGGTCGGTAATGTTGTCCTTGTCAATGCATCTTTAAAAACTAAGAACCACATCTATGTTATAAATATGGAAGCGAATGCCTGTAAGGGAGAGGGCGGAGAGGCGAGGAATAAGAAGGGATTCAGGAGGGATAAATATAAGAATAATAAGATGCTGAGTATTGAGTTGTGTCGCGAATATATTAGCGAGAACGAGGAATTAAAGAAGAGATTTAATGAAAACAAGAAAAAGGATGATTTGAGTGATGCGTGTTTGCAAGCTGTATCCTATATTAGAAGTAATACGAAGGGAGATATTACAAATAAATATAATAAATTATATAGTAGTTATATATGCTGTAATGAAAATAATGAAAAGGAAGAAGCGTCCTAAAATATTAGTAATAATGATGTATAGTAATCGCGTGTTGAATAATATAAGAAAGATGCGTTTTAAAAAATCTATAAGAAATGCAAGATTATGTTTTAGAGATTGGTACGATGAAGAAGGTATTGCAAAATTATTGAATAATTTGGAAGATAAATTGGATGCTATTATAGTATCTGGTTCTGATTATCGCATAGTTGATAGAAGGTCTCCGAAGGTTCCAGAGATAATATTTAAACACGCTAACAAAATACATATTTTGGCAATTTGTTACGGAATGCAATACATTGCTGTAAGATTCGGGAAGTTCTCAAATGTGAGAACGAGAGATGCGGGATATATTAGAAACTATGATAGACCTTTAAAAATAAGGTATCCTTTTGATATTGTAAAGACTAGATATAGGTATAATCATAATGATATTGTTATCAAAGTAGGTAATAATATTAAGACTGTAATGAAAAGAAAAGATATGATAGATATATTATATCATAAGAAGAAGGATATATTGGGGATACAATTTCACCCTGAATATTATGTAAAATCTGGGAAATTATTTTTTGGCACTTGGTTATCGTGGCTATCTCGTAGAAATAGCTAATGCTAATATTTGGAAACTTATTTTTGTAAGAATGTTAGAATGCGTATTAATAAACATTTAAAAATTATAATAGATATATAAACATTTGATACCCAAATAAATATATAATATGGCTTTACTATCAAATTTTAATAATAGAAATGATGATTTAATTGAATTGAATAGAGAAAGTTTCAATAAGCAACCTTTTATTTTTAATATACCTGGAGGTGGCAAGCAGTCCAATATAGCTATTAACGAAGAATTGTTTAATAGGAAAAAAATAAGCGATGATGTTATATCAATGTCTTCTGGCGGTTCTTCGCGCGGAAGTTCGTCGGGTGGTAAAAAGAACTATATGAAAAATATCGGCAACATATATCGCAATAAAGATAGAATTGGCAGAGGTTCACGAATAGAAAGCGAGAGCGATAGTGATGAGAGTAAAAAGAGTTCAAGTCGCGGCAAGATTAAGAAAATATATGATGATAATATTAGCGAAGCCAGCGGAGGCAGCGATGAAAGTAGCGGAAGCAGTGTAGGAAGCGACGGAAGCGACGGAAGCGATGGAAGCGATGGAAGCGGTGGAAGCGGTGGTGGCGGTGGTGGCGGTGGAAGCGGTGGAAGCGGTGGCAGTAAAAATAAGAATAAGTTTTTGAGCCCTAAGGAAATAATAAAGAACGAGATAAATGAAAAGAGAGAGATAATATATCAGCTTGACAGAATGGAATCTAAGGGATTTAAGATACCCTTCAAATTCAATATGAACTCTGATATTGAAGAGATGAGAACCGAATACAATAGGCTTATTAGAGAAAAGGAATTGGATGGAAGCGTAAGATTTCAGCAAAAAATGTTGATGGCATTTATCTCGGGAACTGAATATATTAATGGGAGATATGACCCGTTTTCTATTAAGCTGGATGGGTGGTCAGAGCAGGTAAATGAAAATATAAATGATTACGATGATATTTTTGAGGAATTGCATTATAAATACAAGGCAACGGGCAAGAAGATGGCGCCCGAATTGAGGCTCTTTATATCACTGTCCGGAAGCGCTTTTATGTTCCATTTAACAAGCAGAATGTTTAAAGAACAACCGCTTCCTGATGTAGAGAATGTTCTCCGTTCTAATCCCGAATTAATGAAGCAGTTTCAAAATGCGGCCGCAAAACAATATGTTATGGGAAATGGTGCTCCACAGCAAATGCCACAAATGTCTCAAAATCGCGGGTCAAGCAACGATAATATGGGGTTATTCAATATGGTAAGTAATCTATTTGGTTCTCTAAATAGCGACCCTGTACCTTCAAATATGCCGGCATATGCACAAAATATGAACGCACAAACCAGAGGTATGGCATCACAGTCTAACGATAAAAAGCAATATGAAGATATTGATAATATAATTAAGAACGTTCATAGCAAGATATCAACCGATGATAGCGATAATAATATAGAGACTCTTTCAGTTAGCGACGAAGAGATTACTTCAATTATAGAGGATACGGCGGATATCCAGATATTAAAAGGGCGAGGAAGACCTAAGAAGGGGACGCGCACATTAAATATATAAAATACAAAGGATATACGAGATACATACGACTACTATTATGAAAATAACTATTTTTTTAACATATTATATGATATATGAATAAAAATAAAGGTTAAATTGTAAAATAGATAGCTATTTTGTTATTTATCTATTTTTTCTAAGATTGGTTATTTTTTTAGCGGATTTATTAACAAAGCTGCCTACTTCTTTAACAGATTTAACAATTCTATCAGGGGTACTGCGTAGAGATTTCATCGGGTTGCGGATAGTATCTTCTACTTCTCCTTCAAAAACCTCTATTTTAGATAATAGACCGCTTAGAGTGCTTAGTAGGATAGGGATGATAATTATGGTGAATAGAAGGGTCAAGAATAGGAAGAGGGATATCATAGTACCTACTGAAATGATATCGCGGCTTAAATCCTCGGAGCATTTGCATTTCTCGTTGGTTAAATATCTAACATAATCAAAGGCGTAGTATATGTATACGACGAACATTAAGAAGAATACGAAGGTAGCAATTGATAATAATTGGACTACTACATAACCCATGCTTTTAGCGATAGATTTAAGCGATATAACAGAAGTTATTATGAAATAACCGAGGGCTATTACTGTGAAGTTCTTGATAAAATCCTTGTTAGGGTGTTCCGAACATTCACACCCCATATTCTCCAGTTTGTAAATATAACTGAGGATTATTAACAATAATATAGCAAAAATTGCTTGGATTATGGCACTACTATAAAAAGATAAGTTATTTTCACTCTCTTTCATTGTACTATTTCTTACTCTATACTATTATATAGAAATAATTTTTTTATAATTCAATAATATTATAAATAAAAAACTTAGTAGAATTATCCAAGTTTTTAATATTTATATTTTTAATTTTATCTATTATACAATTATATTTAGCGATAGCCAAGATTTTATATAATTGTTCCAGTAAAATATCCAGAATATATTTATAGATATCGGTATTATATACAATACTAACCACGTAATCTGCGATATTATTTAGCAATATTAGCAGTTCTTCGCGTTTATATTTAATCCATATCTTATTAATATTATTTATCCCACGCTTCCATTTGGTATATTCGCAATACATATCGTATTCGTCGTTCAATACCAGAAGGTTGTTTTCGTATATATATCTAGGCGGATCCCATTCCTTATTGTTTATGTAATTATTCCAGAGCTTATCAAGCATCGCGCAGACATATTCCTTGTCAAATAGAGCGAGTATATTACTATATAATTCGTCGTCGCTCGTTTTAACATAATTCCATATAATCATAAAAATATCGTCCTTGTTATCATTATTATCATTTACAGCGATAATTTCCTTAATTTTCTCGTAGATACTGTCCCTGTTTTTAATACTTAGTTTATTTAAATTACCTATCAAACACCTTTTCAGCTCGGATTTCTTTGTAAAGTCGGGTATTATGATGTGAAATCTTGATTTAACCTTAGGTTTATTATACTTCTCTTTATTATTATTATATATTTTTTTTGCCCATATCATTTTAGGGTCATAATAAGAGTTGAAACACGAATATGTATTTTTAATATCTAAGGCTTTATCCAAAATATTGCGTGGTACATCTACTGAATTATAGATATCTCTAAATTGTTCTATACTAATCTTGATGATTTGTTCGTCCATTATAATTAGTTATAATGAATAATCTTATATATTGATTACATAACATAATTATAATATTCGATATATCACAGTATCTAATAAAAATAAATTATCACATCAAAATATATAATTATCATATTATAAGTTCACTTGCGCGTTTTTGTATTATCTAGATTTCCTTCTTCGTTTACGTAAACGATATGTATTTGAAGAAGGCGAGGATGCTCTTGACGCAGACGAGGATTTTCTTATTGCCGCCTGTCTTGACGCTGTTCTTGCAGCGGTCAGGGATGCGCTTCTTGCAGCGGTCGGGGATTTTGCCGAGGATGATCCTGACGCAGACGAGGATGATCCTGACGCAGACGAGGATGATCCTGACGCAGACGAGGATTTTGCCGAGGATGCTCTTCTTGCCGCGACATATTCATCAATAAATACCTTTATTGATGAATAGAGATCATTCATATTAAATGTATCATTTCCAATATTATTATATATATATCTTGTATATATTACTCTGTTATTTTTTAAGGGGTCAGATTTTGCGGCTTTCTTAAAATTTTCCAAATCCCTTCTCATTTCTTTAATACTCATACGAATGGCCGCAGCTTCCTCCCTCTTATTTTTAATATCAGTCTTCAATATGTTTAGATAATTTTTTGATTTTTCCGATACATCGTACGCTCCATTCCTACCAAGCCTGACACTTGCCGTGACCGATCGGGCGCCGTCAATAGCCAAGTTTTCAAAATGAGTTATCCATTCTATTTCCATTTCTTCAATAAGCCTCTCAATGTCTTTAACTTCCTCTTCCATTTTTATAATTTTAGTGCGCAATTCTTCTTGACTTCTATAAACTATTATCTGACTCATATTCTTCTGATTCATATTCTTCTGACTCATATTCTAATATATTATAAGATTTTTTTAGTTATTTTTTGAAATGGATAATATACATAAGGCAAAAACAATAATAGTTAATAAAGTATTAATGACGCGCGAGATAATTAATAGATTAGAGGAGCTATATTCAAACTATCTTGTATATAGAACTATAATTGTGTGCGATGATAATAGTCTTGACAAGTATGTCAATATACTTAGAGAGAATAATTATGATTGCTATGTGTTAAAAGATTATGACGCTGCGGTAAATTATGATTCTCTGGATGTAAGGATATTTTTAATAGAGAAGGGGCATTTTATCAAGTTTATCAAGGGGTATATTGATAATAAGATTAGCGCAAATGCGGATACAGATACAGAGACAGATATGCATAGATATGGGGCGTATTTTTATAATTCAATTATAATACAATTAGATAATGATAATGACTATGATATCATAGGAGAAACCGAGAGAATAAAGAGAGAATACAAGGAAATATCTAATAATTATGATATTATTATCTAATAATAATTTAGAAGATTATACAAGTAGGATATTAATATGGCTGCAAAAAAGAGTTTTTTCGGAAGCGATATATTTATTATGATTTCAATAATATTATTTTTATTATTGGCTATTGCCGTTTTATTCGCATATAATAAAAATAAAATAATGGAGACTTTTATGGGCGAATCGGCTGATAAAAAATACAGGATGGAGTATTATTATATGGACGGCTGCGGACACTGTGAGGATTTCAGTAAATCTGGAGTATGGGACAAGCTTAATGGAGAATATGGGAATAAATTAGACTTTAAAAAGTATAATATGAAGGATTGCAAGGATAGAATAGATAAATATGAAATCTCTGGATATCCCACTATTATAATAATAGATAAGAGAGAATCAGAAAAAAAGTTAGAGGAATACAATGATGACAGAAGATACGATAAAATGAAGGTATTTGTAGGAAAATACGCTGATATGTAGGCATCCGCAGGTATCCGCAGGTATTCGCAGGTATCCGTAGGTATCCGCAGGTATTCGCAGGTATCCGCAGGTATTCGCAGGTATTCGCAGGTATCCGTAGGTATTCGCAGGTATT